AAACACTAAATGATTTAGCAACTCTTCTTGGTGTTGGTGGTTTTACTGAAGGGTCTGTACTTTTCGCTGATTCAAGTGGTAATCCCTCTGAAGATAATCCGACAGTACTCATAATATTTTCCTTTTATTTAAATTAAGCTACGATTGCAACATCATCGATGTTTTTCATACGAGCAACAGATAAAGGATGGGCAACGCCGGGTCCAGCAGACCATTCGATCATTACTTCTTCAGCAGTATCACCAGGTATGCGACCAAAATCAGTTACATCGATTCCGCCACCAAGTTGACCACCATAAAGACCATCTACCCCAAATTTCACAATATAAAGTGAAGAGGTTTCAAGTAAACCACCAGTAACAGCAGGCTCATCAAATGGAAGGATATTGTCTTTATTGAAAGATCCCTTAAGAACGATGATAGGCATATCATTATAAAGAGCGACTCTTTTTCCGAGTTCATCTGTGGTATAAGTAACAAAACCAGCAACTGCAGAATCTCTACCAGCAGCGGTAAACTTACGAGCCATTGCAGCAGACATCAAAAGAGCATTGGGGTCACGAACTTCATCAATTGCAGCATCAAGTTGCGCAAGACTTAGTGGGTCACCTCCAGCAGTTGGAGCACCGGCTGTTACAGCAGTAATGGTCTGAGATGGAGGAAGTTGCTTTTCGATAATAGTTTGAAGACCATTAAAGTCATTTGGGCTAATACCCTGGTCGCCTTTAATAAACAGATTGTTAAATTTTGCTCCGATTCCGAAACTTTTTTCCTGAACCTGGATAGCCATTTGGATACGGCCTTTAGCTTCAAGGATTTTAACATCAACTCGGGCTTTGTCACCAAGATTTGAAACAGTATACTGAAGCTTATCAAGATCTGTTGATCCTTCGGTGAAGTTTGTGTTTAACGCTCTTGTCTGAGCTACTGCTGATTCAGTCGAAAAGAAATTATCGAATTGAAAATCACCAGTTCCGATAAATGGAAGAAATCTTTGAATTTGATGTCTTTCCGCAATTGCCATTTGAACGGCTACAATCTGAGGATTCAGATTACCCTGTTTGGCTGCTTCAAATAATGTCAGTGCCATAATTTTTTTACCTTATTTTTTACCTGGGAATGCTTTTATAAACCCATCCAATCCTCCAGTAACGGGGGTATTTGGTGGATTTCCTGAATTACTTCCAGGAGCACCGCCACCGGAATTATTAGAAGTTAAAATATAATCCTTTGCAATTTCTTGTTCTGACCATTCTTTAGTAAAGTCATCCAATGATAATTTACCAAATGTAACGGTCTGAAAATCTTCACTTACAACAGGTTTATATTTTGCGTCTGACCCAATCAGAGCGAGGAAACCGCTTCTTAAAGACGGTTTGATATTTAATTTTGTGGCCGCATCTTCCAAAGCTGTAGCCTTTTTATTACCATAAAGTATAGTTTCGAGATTTACAACTCGATCCTGACTTTCTTTTAGCTTTGGCTCGTATTCACCCCTTGCGGTTTCATTTGCCTTTAAAGTAAGGCCTTCTAAATCACCTTCAGAAACCATTTGATTCTGTTCAAGTTCTTTTAATTTGTCCTGCAGAATCTTTTTTTCACTAAGAACGCTGTTTTTGTTTTCTTTTAATCCTGTGACTTTTGTTTCCCATTCGGTATTATTTGCAGTTATAGCAGTTTGAACTGCAGCTTTTATTGCGGAATTCATCATCTCTTCGGTAATTGTTTCAGGAGTACTCGCACCTCCACCTTCTTCAGGCCCTTTTTCTTTCTCCATAATTCTTGTGTCGAAACTAAACATGAATGATTTAAACATCATGCTCTCCTTTTTGTTTTTTTAAAATTAGTTTTTCTTTAAAGCTTTAAATTGTCAGCTGTTTTTTCAATAACTGGAGAGTCAGGATTATAGCTTTCTGGGTAAGGGTTCTCTTCATTTAAAGCTTTTAGATCCATTCCAAGCCACATGATTGCTTCCTGTAGTTTAGTAATAGAAATACTTCTCTCTCTTGATTTTCTTTCAGAGTTTTTTAAAACTTGCAATTGGCAATCCAGATCTTTCCTGAGTTGCTTAGTCTGTTTTACATTATCCATTCTTATTTCCTTTTTGTTTTTTTTGGTTAATTAAATTTAAGGTACAATTGTTGTTGATGAAGGTTGCATGGTTCCGCCGCCAGGTAATTCTTGAGGTTCTTCTTCGATTTCAATTTCATCATCTGTTAATTCTTCTTCTGGAACTTCGACGGATTCTGCATCTTCTATAGGAATTACAGCCTCACCTCTTATAAGAGGATGCATAAATTGCTTATGTGTAATTGTACCAGCCTGTAATGCAGAAAGTAAAGAAGTAATCTTTTGAGCATCAATTGGAAAGGCCAAGAAGTCAGTATTTAAAGTGATTGAAGCATCTGGATTACCGGTTAACAACTGAAGAATAATAGAAATCCCCCTCGAGACATTAAGTGCAATACTTCCCATTATTGAAGTCTCACCGATCATATCAAGCCGAACAGATTCAGCAGATTCAACGCCTCTTTTTTGTGGTTGAAGCATTCTTGCGCCCTGTGCTGCCATTCTATCTTCGAGTGTTGTGATATTTTCTGTTAATGCTTGAAAATTACCTTCAGGTTCCAAGAAAGTTGCAAAAGGTTCTGGACCTTCTTTCGACATAGGTAAAATTATATTTACACTTGATCCAAAGGAGATGGGTTCTTTTTTGAAGTCGTCAACCAATGATTGATCAATTCCAAAAACTGGGGTTGATTTACCAAACATTCTTAAGGCTGCATTTAGATCTGCAGACTTCCGATAATGAGCGAGGTTTGTATTACTAAGATCAAGAAGAGGAGGTTTACTTACATCAAAATCAAGATTGTCCGGCCCTATTACCTGAACTGGTAGTTCTGTCAGTGGCTTTCCGTTGAATATTGGCACTACTTGAGAAACCCTTTCACCTGAATCATTATAAAGTTCCTGAACATAGATTCCTTTAGGTAGCATATCATCGTCTATAATAACGGAAAGATTACGCTGGCGGCTAAGTTCAAAAGATTGTTCAACTCCGGTAATTCGGAAAACCCTGAATTGCTCTTCAGTAACATCATGTGTAAAAATATCATCCAAAGATTCTTTGATTTCTACCACTACAGCCAAAACCGGTATTTTAACTCCCATGATTATTTGATGTTTCCAATTAATAAAAGATTCTGCAATATACATTTTTATAAAAGGATTGGTAAAACCAAGTGCTTCAGATTCTGAAACTGTCAAGCCGGCCGTTGACATATCAGGCAAATCACCGACTAATAAAACTCTGCCCACATCAATTACCTGATCTGTAACCTCTTCTGAAAATGTTGAAATCGGTGTTCCTTCAGCGTCAATATTCATTTGCATATCTTCAGGTACTGCTTCGGAAATTGTGGGTTCTTTCCTAAATATCATTCCGGAAAAAGCATCTCTGGTCAAGCCAGTGGCATTATAAAATTCAGCACTCGCAATATAGTTTTTATATTCTGGTGAATCTGCTGTATCGTTGGCATTTATTGGTGGGAGGTATGTTGTAGTGGCTTCTTTTATCGCTCTTTCCCCTGCGATATTATCCCTCATCTGTTGCCAATCAACTAAAATTTCATCATATTCAGGGTTATGGCTTTCTACAGTTGTAATGGTTTGGTGTGACATTGATTTATCCTTTATTAAATGTTATCATATGAGATGGGCTATCAAATTGTTCTGCAACACCTGTTAATGTATCGGGCGCATCATCATGTTTATTCTTTCCTTCTTTCATATGGCTCATAACAGCATCATGAAACCGTGGCCACATTGTAGCCCAATCTTTAGGGAATTTGATAATTTTTTGTACTCTTGCTGAATTTGAAAAAATCCTCGAATCTTTATTTTTACTCTGATGAAACGTAGAAATTACAATTTTGTTATTATTATACTCGAACTTTACAATCTTTTCCACCGCTCGAGCAAAGCCTCTTCCACCGCTGTTACTTTCTATCGTGGCAAGGTTTACATTATTTTCATGTAGCATCTTGGCTGTTTCTGGTTCAGTTATCTCCATTGCATCTTGAGTGTAATACACATCTGTCACCCATGCGGATTGGTCAATTTCTCTAAAACATATAGAGCATAAAAAGTCATCTCCGGTATCAGCCGTATCAGTATAATTTCTCATTCTTCCAGGTAGGTCTGATTTTAATCCAAATGCGTCTTCAGTCCTTAAAGCTTCGTATTCTTCTGGTGTATATGTTTCAAAACTGTTGTATAAGCATCCTTCCATATCAAGGGGCTGCTGGAAATAATTCGCTTTAAATATTGGCTGGTCAGTTAATTTCTGTTTTAATTTAAAATCATCCCAATTAAATATTTCTTCACAAAGTAAATCACCGCCAACGATTAACCCTTTTTTATCATATTCCTCATTTTCAACAACTTTTTTCTTGTAAGTGTAGGTATATTCAGGAACCGTTTTTTGAATCATACCGGCTAAATCTTCATGCCGCCATCTCGTATGATTGACAATAATCAAACCGCTTTTCTCTAATCGTGAAAGGAAAGTATTTTTGAAGAAATCCCAATGATTCTCTAAAGTATTAATATTATAAGCGTCTTCACTGTTACGAATAGGGTCATCAATTATATTTAAATTTCCACCGATCCCGGTTGAAGTTCCTCCCATGCCAGCACCAAGATAAGAATGATAATCATCATCTAAAGCCCACTCTGTTACTGCAGCACTTCCTTTTTTAACATGTAAACCATTGAATATTTCAGAGAAAACGATTTTTACACCATCATCACATTTCCTTGCAACAATATCACGGCAGTATTTAGAGAATTTATTAGCAAGACGGTCATTATATGAGAATGTCATAATACGGGCTTTGGTATTCATGACGGTATTTGATTGATAGAATCTGGTATAGCCGAAAAGCCATGCGCAAAAACTTGTTAAGGTATAAGATTTACCATGTCGAGGAGGCTCATTGATTAGAAGTATTCTTGCAACATCTCCATTGCAGGTTAACAACTTTCCTTCAACAAAGTCTTGTAAGATATTCGCTAATTCTTTAAGGTGTGGCCGGGATTCCCTAAAATATTCAGGGTCCATAATCTTTAGAAAATGCCAAAACTTCCTCCTGGCAAGTTCAATATTCATCTTCCTAAGTGTGAATTGCTTTTCTGTCATTATCTCCTGAAAGATCTGCGACCTGTTTTAATTAAAACTCGGCTTCTTGAAACTTCCTTTCTTATTATATCCCGTATATTATTCTTGTAAAAAGGATTAGTTTTTGAGCCGCCTTCGACAAAACCCGAATAACCTACATTATTAAAAATTCTGATTAAGCCCCTGTTGAATTGATATGCTACCCGCCAACCTTTTGCAAAATTACCAGTATTATCAGAATTAACCCCAGCTCCTGACCTTGGCCCAGATCTAACAGCAGCTCTCAAAATCCTACGGCCTAATCTTCTCACTTTAACTCGGGGAGTTTTTTTATCGTACCTTATCAAATATGAAACACCAGACATAGTTACTCAATATTCTCAATATACTTTTGATCAGATTTCTTCAGTGCTTTAATGCTCATCTTCTTTTGTTTGCCGTTTTCGAGAGTAATCCAGACATATTTATCATCCTTCTTCAGATACTTGCCTTTATACTTACTGCTGGATTTATTGTACTGCCAGGAACGGACAGTTAGAGCTTTTAAGAATTTCACCCGTTTATTGGCTAATGCAATTCGGATCTGGAGCGGGGTAGGTTTCTGATTTTTAGCTGCATGTCTTTGAGTAATTTCAATAGCTCGATTAGTATCCTGAATTGCTTCTTGGGTGAAAACTTCACAACAAAACGTCAATAGAATTAAAATTAAGATCCTCATTTTCTCTTTCTCCTTTTGCGTTCTCTTACACACTTCGGGGCTTTATCACCTGGCTTACATCGTTTCTTCCTTTTCCTTTGTTCCCTTCTCGTACGCCGTGGCATTTAAACTTGAACGGGGGCTGATAGATGTCGAGAAGTG